GGAAAGACAGAGGGTTGCTCCTTTGATTATTGCTCACATCAATAATCTAACTTCCACAAGATTATAAATTATATGTGAGGTAATTTATATGAATCAAAAATTCTACGGTTATATTTACATTACTTTGAATCAACAAACAAATAAAGTTTATGTTGGACAAAAATTTGGTTTACCTAAAGATTCTATTAATTATTTAGGTTCAGGTTTAAGACTGAAAAATTCAATTAAACATTATGGTAAGCAATTCTTTAAAAAAAGAATACTTGGAATTTTAGAAGCTGATTCAAAAGAAGAATTAGAATTATTATTAAATGAAGCCGAAACAGAATGCATATATTTTTATAGAAGTTTTGGAGCAGATGGTATTAATCATGATGAAATATATGGATATAATTTAACTAAGGATGGGAGGACTTTATTAGGGTTTAATCATAAGCAATCTACAAAAGATAAAATGAGTAAAAAACAAAAAGGAAAAAAAGGTAAAAAACAATCCCAAGAAACTATTAGTAAAAGAACATTAAGCTTAAAAGGTAAAAAAAGAACAGAAGAGACAAGAAAAAAACAAAGTGAGGCTGCTAAAAATAGATTACCTTTTACTGAAGAACATAGAAAAAATCTAGGGATTTCTCATAAAGGACAAAAAGCTTGGAATAAAGGAATATCTTGTAGAGAAGAAACAAAACAAAAATTAAGAGAAAGTAATAAAAAGAAAGAACCTTGGAATAAAGGACTAACTAATGTTTATTCAGAAGAAACTCTTAAAAAATTAAAAGAATCTCATAAAGGACAAATTGTTACTCAGGAAATGATAGAAAAAAGACGAAATTCAAGAAGAAAAAACATAGAATTAAAAAAATTATACTTGACACAAATAGCATTTATTATTCATAGTATTTATGAAGGAAATTTTAAATGAAAAAAACTATAGTACAAATAAAAGATATTAATTGGTATGAGACTAATAGAAATGAGCATGGCATTGTATATAGAGATCCTGTAGATGACACTGATTTTTTCTCTCGTGGTCAATCAATTTATTGTGGAAAAATAAGTGAAGTTTTATCTACTGATAGTTTTGGAAGTTATAAATTAAAGATTGATAATGGTGAGTGGTTATTTAAGGAGTGGATGTTTAGTTCTATTGAAGAAAAAGATATTACAAACGATATAATAGAAGCTGAGTTTAAAGAAAATTTTCCAAGTGAAGAATTAGAAGAGTTATTAGATGATATGACTCGTCCTGTAGAAGAAAGAATTGACAAAATAGAAGAATTATCTGATAATAAAGTAGATAAACAATCAGAAGAGTGGAAGGTTAAAATCATCAACGAGATAGCAACATGGGGACTTAGCTTTCCTTGTAGTATGGTAGTTATGAATATTATTAGTAGTGATAAGAATGATATAAAAAATTACAAAAGTCTTATTAATATCTCAATAGCACTTTTACAAAATGAATTAAAAGATTTAGAAAAGGAGAAATAATATGAAAAAAGTATTGGGGATTGTTTTTGGTATATTTTTAATAGTAGCCGGTATATTTTTAATAGTAGGATGCAGTATTTAAATGCCAGCAAAATCATGTGGTGGTTGTGCATATTTTTTAAAACTTAAAAATGATATTTATGGTGGTGGGTTATGTGATTTCCATGACTCAAGAGTTTCTTCAGGATACCATGCTTGCAAATACTATACAAGAATAGCTTACAATAGAATTGAAATAAAAAAAGAAACAAAGGAACTTATTAATGATTAAAGATAACACTCCATTAAATAGATGGAAACCTATTAATTATAAAAAGGATGTTATAGATACTATTGTTGATTTATTTTTTGATGTTCGTGTACATTTGCAACGAAGTAAACACATACAAAATATTCAAAATTTATTTAAAAGAAAACCTGTAAAAGAACATAAAGGATTTTTAAAACTGCACTCTCCTAATATTTATGAAGAAATTAAAATACAGGAGATAAAAGAAATAAAGTTTGAAAAAGAAATACAAATACAAGATAAAAAATCTAAACAAAAGAAAACTGTTACTCATCAAACTGAACCAAGTGTAGAAGATGTGGTAAAAGCTCTTTCAGTAGAAATAGATTATAAAACAATTATTGTTAATTTCTTTGTTAATATATTAATGTTTGTTCCTATTATATTAATAGGTACTGTAGAAGTATTTAAATTTTTAGGAACAAGATTTTATCACTACTTAAAATTAATTGCTTCATTACCATTCAGGCAGGTATTTTCTATAGCATTTAGATTTAGTATTGTTATAGTGGCAATCGGATTTAGTATATTTCTTTTTAATTATTTTCGTAGTGTTAGTACAGCTCAAGAAATGAATACTAAGTGGCAAGAAGCACATGAAAAATGGGATAAAAAAGAACATGATTTGTTTGATAATCAAAATAAATTATTAAAAGAAGAAAATAAAGAAATAAAAGCAAAACTTGATGCAGGTGCTGTTATAATTAAACATGAGTATGTAGATTATAGAATTTACGACAAACAAGGAAAATTACACCAAGGCTCAAAATTAAGATAAAAAAGACTTGACAATTAAATACCGTATGGTAAAATTCTACTATGATTAAATATATACTAACAATAATTTTCTTTTCTGCATCTATATACATTCCTACTATTGCTTCTGATGAAGAATGGAATGCTTTTGATACATATAAAACTCAATATAAATGGTTGACATATTCTATTTTTGTAACTACAACTTATAATTCTAATTTAAATAACATTGACTTTAATGATTATTTAGCATTAATAAAAAGTGAATCAGATGGTAATCCTAAAGCAATCTCTCCTGTAGGAGCAAGAGGATTAGGACAAGTAATGCCCTGTCATTGGGAATCTGATTTAAACTTATTGTATAGTATTTATTTAAATATAAAATTAGGTACTAAAATTTATAAAGATTGTCTTATTCTTGCTAAAGGTAATAAGAAAGAAGCATTGAGATATTATAATGCTGGTCCATATTCAAATAAAGAAAAGTATAAAAATTATAAGACGTATTGTGATGTTATTATTAATAATAGTAATACCACTAAAAATCTTCAAGTAGCAAAGGTAGAAATAAAATGAGTCACAGTGGTGGTTATAGTGGTTATAGTGGTAGTTATGGTGTTACATCAGGATATTATTCTTGGGGAACTGGTATTAATCAATATAGTAGTTATAATGAACCTTTTAGAGCTACTACTATTTTAGAGAAACAGGATTTAAATCATATTAAAGAATATACTTGCAGAGGCTGTGGAGCACCTGTTACTAACTTTAAATGCAAATATTGTGGGAGAGAACCAAGATGAAGGATATTTATGTACTGTATTTTTTTATAGCATTAGCAACGATTACTTTTATATGTCTATCAATTATCTTTTTTACGGAGTTAAAAAAAATGTTTAATAAATTTAAAACAAAATTTAAAGTATTTCTTAATAATAAAAAGAATAAATTAATATTGAAACTATGTAGATATTACACAGGAACTAATATTGATTTTATCTTTAATAGTTTTGTTCATTTTTATGAGAATGACTATAAAAAGATAGAAGATATTTATGAAACTAATATTGAAGATTTTCCAAATGGAAAAGTTGATATTCTTAATACCTATAGATATATTACTAAATATAGAATAGATAATATAGAAGATTATAAAAATCTTGTTATTAATGATAAAATAGAAATTTTTGGTAGTCATTTTATTAATTACAATTTTAAAGTAGATGAACAAAAAAGAGTACATATTCATCCATCTAATAATGGTAATGTTATAATGACTCAAATGAAACATCAAAATATGCTTTATGAATTAGATAATGAAACTTGTAAATGGATTTTAGATAAAAGAAAACATTTTAATATTTGAGTACAGGAGAAAATAGATGAAATTTTTAGGTGAATGTTTTGGTATAGAAATAAAAGATAATGGACATGATAATAATTATAAGTTATTATCTGTTATGGTACAAAATGACGAAGTATGGTTTAATAAAGAAGAATTTTCATCATACTGGTTAGATGATTTGATTAATGTTTTAACTCAAGCTAAAAATTATATAAATAAGGAGAAATTAAATGAAAAAAAATGATTTTGGTTTTAATGTAGGCTTTAGTGAAAATAGTTTTGAAACTGACTATCCTTACTGTAACAATAAAATTAATATTAAATTTTATTATGGGAATGATGCAACTGTATGTAAAATAGAAGATCCTCAAGCTTGTCAAATATATGCTCAATTTGCTTCTCTTAAAGTTTTTTCAATAAAAAAATTTAACTGTACTATAGACAAAGATAATATTATTTTTACTGGTAAAGCTGTTCCTCTATCCGAAGATTCTTATAATAAAAAAGAAGGTGAAGAAATAGCACTAGAAAAAGCACTTGCTAAACGCCAAGCATTCTATATTCTATTAATGGATTTAGTAAAAGTTAGGTTATGGAATATTCAAAATGAATCATGGAAAACTATTAAACAAAAACATAAAAATATGTGGGATAAAAAATGTCCAGAAGATAAGCAATTAGAACTGCCATTCAATAAAAAAGGAAAATAAAATGAAATGTGATACTTGTTATCATTTTGTAAAACCGGATTGTACTAATCCAAAGAATGAATCCGGTGAATTAATAGAGAATTGTCCTTATTATTTATCAGACGAATATTTAGAAGAAGAATAAAAAAAGACTTGACAAATAGCTTCAAAATATGATATAATGTATCTATGAATGCAATAGATACATTTAATAGGTTAATAGCCTTCAGTAAAAAATTAGATAATTTTTATTTTGTTAGTGAAGGCTATTCTATAAAAAAAGTAATTGAATTAACTAATAAACATCTATGGAATGATATGGATGTTTATTGTAATTGGGGAGTTATTTTTTGGATAGACAATATTAATAAGATTTATTATGCTTTCAAATTTAAAGATAAAAAAATTGATTTTAATATACAAAATTTTATAGACAATATTACACCTGTTAAAAAAAATTTAAAATTAAATGGCTATACTTATTGCGATATAAACAGTTATGTTACGAGAATATTAATAGATATTATTTAATTACATATATTGTTTAAATTGTTTTTTAGGTTTATCAGGATTTACAAATTTTAAATCAGGATCATGTGTTTCTATAGAAAATTGGTTAATAGGAATATAATTATTAGTTATATTAATCTTACTGAAATAAATTTTATTTCTTTCACCTGTATTAAACTCTATTTCTATAGCAGGATACAAAAGATGTTGCCCTACTTCTTCATCAACATTTTCTTCAGGGTTTCTCCATAATTGTGAAATACCAGTATCTTTTTCAACAATTAACATATTACCTTTTATATTAAAAGTTAAACCTGCATCACTATCTTGAGCAAATTCAACCTGTTGTACTAAATTTTTAATATCATTAAAAGCAGTTTCTTTATCTCCATAACCTCTTTTCATTAAGTTATTAAAAGACTCATTACTTAAATAATTAAATGGAGCTTTTTCTAGAATCGCTTTAGCTTGTTTTAACATCTCATCTATATTTTTATAATTATACATATTAATTACCTCATAAATATATACTTAAAAAATAGTGTTTATACCACATTTTTCAGGTCATAGCCTTATTTTTTTGTTGACTTTATCAGGTCATAGCCTTAAAATTTAATAATAAATGTTATTATTTATATATCTATTGGAGGAAACTATGAACAAATATACAGCTAAAAATTTAGATGATTTTATTAAAAAAGCATCACTATTTAATATAGATAATGCATATGAATTTGGAGATGGTATTTACGTTCCTAAAGATAGTATTGAATACATTGATGATGAAGATCAATGGGGTAAACTTATAAAGAATGTTCATTTTGAAACTGTTGATGAAAATGGTAACGATATTGGAATACCTTTTAGAAAAGAGCTTGAAATTAGAGATGAATTATTAAGTTATAATGTAGATGAATCAGCTATTGATGCTTATGAAAGTAATATAGAAAATAACCGTATGAAAGAAGAACAAAGAGCCAGAGCTTTAGATAACCCTAATAATAGATTAAATATAAGACCTTAGTTACTTGAGTTTATCAAGATTAGGTAAAACATTACATTGAACAAATGTATCTCTATTTCCGAAAACACCGCTATTACCCCATATGCCTCCACCTGACCCTGCTAAAGAACCACCATAAGACATAAGATTAAATTCAGGTCCTTGCATACTTCTAACAGTAGGAAAAAAAGCAGCTTTAGGAAGCATATCAGTTCCTTGTATAGCATCTTTTACAGACGCTTCATACACTTTAAATACAACCCTAACTAATGCGTCAGCCCTGTCCTTTGAACCTGAAATCGGGTGATCTATACGTTTTCCTTTAATAACATTTAAAGTTCTAAGTTCTTGTACTAGATCTTCATCAACAGGCAATTCAACCATTCCTGAATATATTAACATTTTTAGTGTTTCATACATCTCAAGAGTAGCACCAATTTTTTCAGTATGAATACCTTCTGAAAACATTCTTTGAATTGATTCAGTTGATTGCCATTGGTCATATGCCAGTGTATCTATAAAAAAATGGTTACTTAATACTTTTAATACTTCTTCTACATTTTGAAATGATACTGTGATTTTATTCTCTTTATCTGGTATCCATGCTTCTATTAAATCTATTATTATCTTATGTTTCTTCATTGTAATTTCTTTACCAGAACCATTAACAGCATTATAGTCTACTTCTTCTCCATGTCCCATACAAATAACAAAAGCATCTTTCTTTTCACCCTGGTCACAACATATAAAATATCTTCTTAATTTGTCAGACATTGCAATTCTTATTTGTTTGCCTATATATCTTCTTATTTCAATTCCTTTTATAGTAGTAATGTTTTCTTCAAATATTCCTGTAGTAAAAGTGGCTACAATTGGTCTATCTCTATTAATACATTTTTCTATTCTATCTGCATGTTCAAAGAAAGGAGAAAGGGCAGAGGGAGGTAATGCTTCAAAATCTCGCATATAAGCAGTTAAGTTAGACATTCTTTCTGAAGCAAAACTATCTTCTGTAAAACCTGTTATATTTTCTGAAGTTTGTGGATTAGCTTCTGTAGTAGTATAATTATATGCAATCATCCTATTAACTTTTTCAGGAAAATATTTACTTCTTAGTGCATCAAGAACATATTTATTCTTTCCACCTTTAAAATCTTTTGCTTGGTATAATAATTGCATACCAAAATCATTTTCATACATAGGTGAAGTTGTTACTACAATTTTAGAAAAAGGGTAAAGTGATTTTGCTGAACGGCTACCTGTATAGTAGATAGCTTGTGCAGTTCTTTTTTCAGTTGCAGATTGAACAGTATCATCAGATATATCAGCACGACTAATTTCTTCAAAAGAATAGAAGAAACTAGTAACACCAGCTAAAGAAGATGAGTTAGAATGAAGACTTAATATTTCTAAATTCTTTTCTTTAAAATGTATCCTTTTTTGACTCTGCTGAAATAAGGTTTCTCTACCTTCACTTTCTTCTCTTTGTTTTAAATATCCTATATAACTATTCCACCAATCAGTGTTGTTAATAATATTTTCAAAAGAAGCATAAGCTGTTTGTTTACTTTGTTGTTCAGAGTTAGCTACAAAGCATCCAGATAACTTATAGTGTGATATTTGTCCTAATTGTTTAGCAGGATCATCCATTGCTAGTAACTTATGGAGTTGAAATGAACCAACCGTTGATGATATTAAACTTTTGCCGCTACGCATTCCGAGTATAAGAACTGAAGTATCATATTTAGGAAAATTATTTTCATCTACAGCATAGATATCTTCTATAACAACTCTTTGAAATGGGCGTAATTTATAACCTAAATATCCTTCTATATATTCAAAAGGATCTTCTGTAAACTGTACAGGACATTTAATTATTTTTTTAAAGGAAGTATATATTCCAAAGTTATTCGCTATATTTTCTTCAGGTTTATAATTTACATCTAATAATCTATTACCAATTCCCATTTTACTACCATTCTATACTTAATTTTTTCATTCCATTAAAAATAGTACGTTCAACTATAACTTTTTTAAGGTTGTAATAACATTTTTCCATTTCTAATTCTTTAAAGATTGGAGTGGATTCATTAGTTATAATAGGTAAACCATAGGAAAGCATATCATAAAGTCTACATCTTGTATTATATTTATTTTCCACATATTCTTTAGATAGTAAAATACCAGCATCATAATTTTTATATATTTCCCACCTTTCGTCTTGGTATTCTTCTATCACTTTAATATTATGAGGTAAATCTTTAAATAAAGATTCATTATAAGAATTTTTATATCGAGGGTGTTTTACTGCAACAAAATCTAAAGTCACATTATCTGTAGTTCCTATCACATCTATAAGTGTTTCAATATCATACCAAGGGTAACTAGGCCCATACCATAATAATTTAAGAGAACTATCTACAATTAATTTATTATTTTTAACAACTACTTTTTCTCTATTTATTTTTAAATCTCTGTTTTCTAATGTATAAGGAAATTTAATAAGAGGAGATTCTTTAAAATTATTATATCCTAGTTTTCCATTTAAATATAATTGGGATTCAAAAAAATATCTCATTGGTTCATTACAGTATAATATATAATCTATTCTTTCAAAATTTAAGTTATAATGATATTTATAATTCCTACTATAATCTTCTTTATATTTTTCATCTTTATTTTGTAAAGCATAAGGTAAAGACAGTAATTGATTTTCAAATCCATCATATATAACTACCTTATCTTCAGGTACTTTCCAAAAATTTTTAGCTCCGATACCGCCAATCATAGGAAATATAATAGTATCGTGTTCTTTTATATATTCATCTAATTCTTCACTATAGTTAAATGTAGCTTTTTTATAATCATAAGATTTAATAGTAAATTCTATATTAGCAATATACTGTTCACCGGGATAATTAATGTCTGGTACAAGAATAGTAGGTTTAAATTCTTTTAGTTGATTAGCTGTTTGCCAAGTTCTTGTGCCTAAAGCAGTGGCTCTACAACATTTATCTTTAATGTCATATTCAATATTATCGTATACAAATGTTTTAGGAGCATCTTCAGTTAATGTTAAAGGAAGAGTATCTACTCCTAATATTAGTACTTTTCCTTTTATAATATCTTTCAAATTCATACAAATAATTCCATACTCTTCCTATCATTAAATTCTAATATTCTTTCATTAGCTATTTTATAATATTCAGGCTGAATTTCAAATCCTATATAATTTCTTTTAAAATTTATACAACTGATAGCAGTAGTTCCTGTACCCATAAAACAATCTAGTAGGATATCACCTTCCTGTGTAAATTTTTCAATAAACCAGTCAGCAACTTCTTGCTTCATAATAGCTCTATGTTCTTTTGAAGTTTTATTATTTATAGATGTGGCTAATAAATTTTTAGTGTAGGTTGTATTACTTTTTAAAGGTTTATCACCAAAAATAATAAAGAACTCATAGGCATTAGTTATGTTATTACCACTTGCAGGAAGAGGGTTTGTTTTTTCCCAAATAATTATTTCTACAATTTTCTCTGAATATTTACCTATTAATTTAAATACATCCTGTTTGTTATAGAAATTTTTCATGATATTAAAAAATACATAATCTTTACTTACTCTTAAACATTCATCAATGACATTACAAAGAAATCCAAAATAATCTTCTATAATATCATCATGATGCTCATATTTATCATTTCTTTTTCTATTATAAGGAGGACTTGTAAAAACATGGTTAATGCTTTTATCTTTAATTAATTTAAATCCTTCAAAACAATCAGTATTATATATGTTATTTATCATTTTTATAGTATTTAATTGTTTTTATTAAACCATCTTTTAATTTTGTGTTAGGAGTCCATCCCAATTCTTCCATTGATTTAGTATAATCTATACAATACCTAAAATCATGTCCTTTTCTATCTTCAACAAATCTTATACTATGTATTTGTTCACCATAAACTTCATCATATATATCACAAATAGAATGTACCACATGAATATTGTCTAGTTCATCTGCTCCACCTATGCAATATAGTTCTCCAGCTTTACCTTTTAATATTACTAACCACAAAGCTTCACAAACATCTTCAACATATACCCACTGTCTTCTATTAGTACCATTACCATAAACAGGAATTTCTCTTTTATTAATTATATTATTTATAATAGTAGGAATAAATTTTTCACCATGTTGGTATGGACCATAATTATTAGAAAAATGAGTATTAATAACAGGTATACCATATGTATGAAAATATGACATAGCGATATGGTCAGCAGATGCTTTTGTTGCAGCATATATATTATGAGGATTATAAGGTGAATTTTCATTTGCTATTGATTGTAAATTTTCCTGAACCCATACTTCATCTGTTCCTATTTGTATAAAAAGTTTATTTTCACATTTTTCTCCCCAAATAGCTTTACAGGATTCCATTAAATTATAAACACCATTAATATTAGTCCTTAAAAATTCTTCTGCACCAAGTAAAGATTTATCTACAGAAGATTCAGCAGCAAAGTTAACTACTACATCTATCTCATAGGTATACAAAGTATGTTCTATTAAGTCTCTGTCATTAATATCACCTTGTATAAAAATATAATCTTTACTTCCAAAAATATAATCTATATCTTTTAAATTTCCCGGTTGAGCTGCATATGTTAATTTATCTATATTGATTACTTTACCTTTAAATGCAGGTATGTCAAAAAGATATTTTATAAAATTTGTTCCAATAAATCCACATCCACCTGTAATTAACACATTATTCATTTAATTTCTCCTTCATTTATTAAAAATAATTCCTTAAATTTTTTACCTTGTTTGTCTTTTTCTGATAACATAGGTACAATAGGAATATCTTTACCCCAATCAATATCTAAAAAATCATCATAACAAAATATACATCTTTCAGCTTTTTTATTATATTCATTAGAACATTTATATAAAAAATAAGTATCTTCTAATGCTATAAATCCATGAGCACATCCTTCAGGCATAAAAACTACTCTTCCATTTTCTCCAGATAATTCTACTTTCATATATTGCCCAAAAGTAGGTGAATCTTTTCTAATATCGACAATAATATCTGTTATTTTTCCTGATATTACAGTAATATACTTTGCTTGTGCATTCGGTTCTATTTGGTAATGTAATCCTCTCATTACTCCTTTTTTAGAAAAAGAAAGATTATCTTGTTTAAATCCATTAGCGAAAAAATTAGATTGTTTATATAATTCCCTAAACCATCCCCTTTCATCTTTATATATAGGTTGATCCATTACCATTGTACCACGAATATGTTTAACTTCCACTTATTTCCTCCACTTTAGATATTCCTAATTCTTCATCAAACATTCCTTCATTAAATTTATTAACAAGAAAATTGACAACATTAGATTGATTTAATTCATAATAATCACATTTGTTTTTAAACTTAAATCTTAAGTCAGATGGTATATTTATTTGTAATTTATAAACTTTCAATATACATATCCTGTAGATGTTAATATAAAGGGAGAATACTTACTCTCCTGAAGAAATACTTTAAATTCATCTTTAATCCTGTTAATAATTTCATATACTGCCTGATAACTAATTCCTATTTCATGTGATATATCTGTACAATTAACCCCACCTAAAAAGAATTTTTCACATACTATTTTAGATGTTGTACTTCTTGATTTTTTTATAGATCTTGTTTCCATAAATTTAATATATTCTTTTTCTAAGATATAAAAATCGAACTCTTCCATTGAATCTCTATTATAGTTAGAAAAAGCATGATCATATGGTATATCTCCATTAAAATCTATTTGTACATGCTGACTTTTTTTAGTTGCTCTCCCCCAAACATATAACGACTGAGGAAGAAAGTAGTTTACATACCATGAAAATGGAGCTTCATCAGGATTATACTTATTTACTAATTTTAGAAATAATAAATAACACTCCTGTAATATATCGTCATATTCAATAGTAGGTTTAAATTTACTATATATTTTTGAAGCACTTTTTTTAATTAATGGTTCAAAAATAGTAACTAAAAAATTAATTGCAATATCTTTATGCTTATCTTCTGTATGTATTAGTTCTATTGCTGATAATATAATTTCATTTAATAATTGTGTATCTTCATCTGTCCTTTTATTATAGTTTTTACTTAACTCTAACCCGACTTTAAATTTCTCCATTTCATAATAACCACCATTTTTACCTCACTACAGAGTTTCTGTTTTTCCATTGTTATAATCATCAATTAACTTTTGATATAACTTAATTCTTTTCCTTGCGATGTGCTTAAGAAGATAGGATTTGCCATTTACCGTACTGCTATAAGCAAGATTATCGACAAAATCATATAGAACTGGCAATTGTTTGCCATCTACATGTCTTCTAATTCTTCCTACTCTTTGAGATAATTTAGGATAATTAGAGGATGGACATGTCAAAAATAATGCTGAAAGTCTGGGTAAATCTAATCCTTCACTTGCTATACTTGTATTTGCAACAATACATTGTACAGAAGTATCATTTCTTATTTCATCCCACTTAACTTTTTTTCTAGTCTCTCCAATAAGTAATATACACATAATTCCCATTTCTGTCAACATTTTATGCATATTTTTGTTATGTTCTACTCTATCAGAAAGTATTAAACAGATATGCCCTTCTTTTATAGCATCAATAACTTTACTTATTATAATACTGTTTCTTTCATCGTTTTGTGTAAGTACTGTAAGAGTTTTTGTAAAATCAATAACAGGTTCTCTTCTTTGTCCTGTCCATCTTTCTGTATAAGGTATCTCTATAGGTATATTTGTGTTAATAATTTCAAATCTAAAATTTGTAATACGATGTTTTATATCATGAGCACCAATTTTTATGAGAGGTTTTCCTATCATATCGAAGGATAAGATTTCTTTACCATCTTTTCTATCTATTGTTCCTGTTACTCCTATCCTATATTTAGCAGGAACATTATTAATAACTTTTATATAAGTATCAGAATTAACTCTATGCATTTCATCAACAATAATCATACCATACTTATCAAGACAATGTACATCTTCATCAAACATTCTATGAACTGTTTGTATTAACCCAAGAGTAATATCTCCCTCTTCTTTAATATCTCCGTGTAATTGTCCTAATTTAAATTTACCTTTTAATCTCTTTTCAATTTCTTCTTTCCATTGAGTTAATAATCTATGTTCATGAAGAAGTATGATAGTAGGTTGTTTTATTTCTGATATTAATCCAAGAATAGCAATAGATTTGCCACCGCCCATTGCCATTTCAACACAACCACCACCATTATTAATAAGTAAATCCATTATTTGTCTTTGTTGAGGTTCTATTATAGTATCATGGAGTTTTATATTAATTGGTTTATAAGATATCCTTTTATCTGCAGCTCTAAATAAAAGATTATGTTCTTTATAGTATTGTTTTACTTTATCAAGACTTCCTCTAGGTAGGGACAAAGTTATACCATCAAATTGGTAATGGTATAACTTATCAAATACATTAGCAACTGATAATTTTAGCTTCTTTTTTTGATAATACTCCGGATTATTATAAATAAATAAATCACAAAGTCCTTGGAGATGCTCTCCTAACTCTGATTTATTTATATAAATTTTATCTGATATAATCACTTTTCTATGTGAATTCCAAATATAAATTTTAATATTTTTATTTTAAATATCTGAACAAACACTTCATTATCAAAATTTAGTATATTAACATGAAATAAACACCAATCTTCACCTTGAAACCATCCTAGTTCACCACGCAATTTCCAATCCATTTACAACCTCCAGTATTTATCTTGTAGTTTATACTTCTTTTTATCAAATCTGTTTTCCTTACCTGATAGAGAATCTCTTAATAATTGCATAGCTGTTAATATCATCTTATTATTAGTAAGAGATTCTCCATAGGAATCATACCATAAAGATTTTAATTCATCCCTAATCTTCCAGAATAATTCTTTCTCTTCACCTAAATATATAGTGAGATTTTTATCTGATTGTTTCTTTTCCATTAATTAGATATCAAACTCATCATCTATCATACTGCTATCAACAATAGAGAAATCTGTTTTATCTTCTTTATCTTTTTTCTTATTAAGCCTTACACCTTCTCTATTAAACTTTTTCATTTCTTTAGTAACAATTTTAGGAAACTTAAGTCCTGCTGTTATTATTGTAAGAACAATTTCTTCTGAAAGAGAACCATCAATAAACATACCAAATTTAGAAATAGCAGAACCATATTTACCACTTGATTTCATAAACACAGTCTGTGCAAATTGAGAATAATTACCAAACGTAGGAGTATCAATATTAATAATATAAGCCAAACTATCTTTATAATTATAACCTTCAGTCAATACAGGCTTATGGAGCAATTCCTCAACATATTCTTCTGTCATTTGGTATTTTTTAATTCTAAATGTTCTAATATCAATAAGTCCATTACCATATTGAAGAATACGCATTAACTCTCCCTTATCTATTGAACCTATACCAGCCTGTGAAGTTTTTTTAGAACCTGTTATTTCAAATGCAGCTTCAACCTGATCATATATTTTTTGATTAATTTCACTCCACCAATCTTTACCCAAAACTATATCCTTTGATAAATATTCATTATCAGCAAGAATAAATGTATTAATAGGAAATTCTTTTAAATCTTCAAGGGTTTTAATTGCGTTACCTTTAGGAACAATACCAAGCACATCAGCAGGAAGAACTGTAAGGACACCAACTCTATACTTATTCTCAATAGCATATTTAATAGCTCTTGTAGACATTGAAGAACCTGAACCACCGCCACAACCAAAGATAAATAGATTAAGCTTATCTTTATTTAGTACTTTAGAGATATAACTGATAAAAGTATCTAAATTTTTATCCACTATTTGAAGCCCTTTTACATAAGAACAACCTGTACCAGTTCCTTCAATAAGAAGGGTTTTGTTTTCAGGTATATTAAGTCCCCTAAAATCTACTTCGTCACTGTTTGCATACATGGTAGGAACATTTGCTCTATCAAAAAATTTAGCAATTCTACTTCCAGCCTGTCCAAGTCCTATTACATTTAAACTTTCTTGTATCATTTTTCCTCTCCTTTATTTTTTTCTTCTTCTGCTTTTTTATCTTTTTCTTTTTGAATTGTTTTAACACTCATATGATATGTAATTGCTTCTCTCATATTAGCTGAAAGTTTACTTTTTCTTTCTTGTATTAATTGATACTCTTTTTCTATATCCATCCCTTCAACTGTTTTAGGATCTATTATCTTATCAATTTTTTGAGACATTTTTTTTGAATATTGATTAAATTTGTCAGATTTCATTTTTTTCATTATTATACCTTCTCGTTTAATTTAATTAATTGTAAATAATTTTGTGTTATCTTATGACAAGTATCAATATATTGGCATTCAACACAACTTTTTATTCTATCTACATAAAGAGTAGCTGTCTCTATCTTTGCTTTTTCTATTTTTTCTAATCCTTCTTTTGTTAGTGATACTTCTGTTATATCAATATTTTTACTAACAATAAATTCCATCATATTTACGTTTATTTTTTCATCATCTTTAAGAGATTCTGTTTTTGCTAACAATTCCGTATCCTCTGTTTCTATAAATTTAGACATTATAGGAGGAAATAAATGCCCTAAGCATCCCGGAAGACTTCTTTCTGCCATCTTTGCTTGAATTGTTTTTTCTAAACTTACCCCGACTTTTGATGAATCTACTACTATTTCCATATTACCCTACCTTAACATAAGTTTTATTTTTTATTTTAGTATTAAAAAATTTTCCTTTTGACTCTGAATTTAAAAATTCATTATACATTGCCAAATCTACATCTCCATATTGGTACATACTTCCAGACTTAAATCTAACTGTCAAACCATTTTCATCGAAACCGATACTATCAATATTACTACTTGCAACTTTAATTAAATCCATACTATTCTCCTACTAAAAACTGTCAAGCAATTTTTATTAATTTTTTTGATAAATATTCTTTTATTGGTACTTCATTTAATTGAGCATATAATAATTCGTCTAATGTACATTCATCAGCATCTTTTTTATTTAAAGGTAATGTACAAACTCTTAGATCTACATTATATAGTAATGACTTTGCTGTTCGTACCAGTACGAATCCTGCTGTATCATTATCGGGAACTATTACTACTGTTTTAAATTGTTTTAATAATTTTAATTGTTCTTTTGATAACTGATTACCTAAAGAAGAAACAGCAAATGCTCTCGTTCTTCTAAAAGCAATCATTTTAAATATTCCTTCTAATACGTATATTTTATCTTCAGTACCTCTATCAATACCTACAAGTAAATCTCTTTTAGGATAAGGACCATACAACTTATCACTTCCAAAAGGATTTCTCATAAAATAATTTCTTAACTCACCATCTTGGTTAATAGGAACATATATCCATCCATTGTTTTTAAAATATTCGGAATCGTTAATAACTCCCATATTCCAATCTTCTATTTCTTTATTAGAAAACCCTCTTTTAATTAAATAAGGATTGTTAACTGCACTTCTATGTTTAGGAAAATCTATGCCTTTTTTCTCTTCAATTTTAGATTCTATTTCTTTCTTGTATTGAGTTCTATCAAAACTTGAACCTATGCCTGTAGCAAATTGATGAAGAAAATATAAGGTTTCTATTTCATCAGTAGTATTTAAATGTTGTTTAATAAGTTCTGTAATAAATCCTTTATAACCACAAGAAAAACAATGCATTATTCCTTTTGATGTGTGTAAATGCATACTAGGACTACTATCATCATGATATGGATTAATACATTTTATCCATACATTATTTTCACCTGCAGATTTGTAATCTACTTTTAAAGTTTCTAATATTTTTATAACATCTATTTTCATATTATCCTTTTAATCAAATAAGGCTTCCTGCATTAAATCAATTCTTTCTAATGACTTGTTACAGTATTCCTTAGATAACTCAAACCCAATGTAATTTCTTTTTAATGATTTTGCTACATAACAAGTAGTTCCCATTCCAGAAAAAACATCTAAAACTGTATCTCCTACATAACTAAACATTTTTATACATCTACGAGCTAATTCTTCAGGAAACATTGCAGGATGTCCATATCTTTTCATTTTAACTTCAGGCAACATTTCCCATATAGCAAAACCCCAATTTATAAACTCTTTTTCTTCTAGGTCTGTTTTACCTTCATGTAATAATTTTTTAGATTTATTAGCAAATACTAAGATGTACTCAAATGGTGTTGGGAACGATGGACAACTTGGAGACATCCAGCTACCCCAACTCGTTCTATTTCCAATTTGAGATTTATTCCATATAATTTGTGACATTAAAATATAATTTAATTCATATACCATAAATTGTATAATATCTGAATGTGTTGCTATTGCTCCATTTTTACCATCACCTATATTAATAACTACTCTACCATCATCTGTTAATTTATCTTTTAAATTGTAAAATATTTCTTTTAACCATGCAATATAATCCTTATGTTCTTTATTGTCGTTATACAAATTATATGGACTCTTGTTATATTTATTATTACCTAAATCTACATTATAAGGAGGAGAAGTAATAACTAAATTAATAGAACTATCATTTAATTGTTTAATACCTTCTAAACAATCTATATTATAAATATTATTTAATTCCATTAATCTTCCTCATTAAACTTTTGAGAATTAAGAAATTCCTGTTCTTCATCGAGAAAAGGAATAAATCTAGTTGTATCAGGATCAAACTTAAAATTAACTATAAGATTACCTTCACCCATTCTTTGTTTAAGAAAGATTATTTCAGCTAAATCCTTATCTGGACTTTCTTCAATATGTTGCATGTCTGTTTCTGTTTTCTTAAATTTTGCTCTTAATGCAACTTCAGGATCATAATTTGGACGATGTATACCAAAAATTAAATCTGATACTTCTTCTAATGCCCCTGCATTTTTTAAATCAGACATTTTAGGCCTGCTCCATTTTCTTTGAGCAACTGAACGATTTATCTGTGCAACTAAAATCATATGCACACCAAGTTCTCTTACCATTCTCTGAACTTCATTTAAGCTCTTTTCATAATCTCTTGCAAAATTATCTGAACCTTGTAAATCTTTTATTTTACCAAACAAGTCTATAGACACTACTAAATACTGTGTTTTTAAAAAATCCTGTAACATAGTAATCTGTTCTCTAATATAAGATAGAGGAACAGTTGGTTTATCATTTAAATATATACTTTTTAACTTAAGCATCCTAATAGCTTCTTCATAAGCTATTAATTCTTCAGGTGATAAATCTTCAGGTTTATGTATAACAGTATTAATAGGAAGTCTAGAGCCAAATGCAAGGAACTTATGCATAATAGACATATTAGGCATTTCCATAGCAAATTGAGCTGTAGGTATTTTCTTATTTCCAAGGTTATTCATCATAGATAATACAAAACTACTTTTACCTAATCCCGGTAATGCACATACTGTTGTTATTTGTCCTTCTTTAAATCCTTCTACTAAATGTTTATCTAATATCGAATATCCTGTTGTTCTTTTTTCTTCATTTCTTGCTTTAGCTGCTATATAATCTAATACTAATTCTTCTGTGTTTTTAAATTCAAGTTTATTAGAGTTAAAACCATTTTTAATTAAGGTTTTAACATATTCTACATCTTTATCTATCTTGGTTAAATCAGTTCTTGGATCTAAACAATCTTTATAGATACTGCTAAATACACTTTGTACAACATTAGCTTTTACTGTACTTGTTTTTAAATTTGTTATATGTTCTTCTAAATTTTCTTTAGGAACAACAGGGAAATTAGTAATTAATTCATTAATAAATTTATAATCAATTGTGCTGTTAACTGGGCTAGACTTTGAATACAATAAAATAGCATCTATATTTACTTCTAGTTTTTTATCATGTATTTCATGTAGTGCATAGGCTATTGTTTTATATTCAAGTTTTCTTAATTCTCTATAATCAACTCTTTTGCAAAAAATATCTAAATTCTCTTTAGATTGTATTGCACTAGAGATTACAACTGATTCATTATCTTCATCTATAGGTAAAGAAAAATCTTTTGCTATTCCGCTTATATCTTTCATGTAGTATCCTTAGTTTAAAGTGTTGTACTCTTACAAGTTTATTCTGTTGTGCAGTTACAAGTTTATTCTGCTTAATAAATACCTATTAAATTTTTTTCAATAAGTAAATTCATTTGTTCTGGAGAGTCTATAAAAGGTATATTATTTTCAATTAAGTATTTTTGTACTTCAACGAGCTTATTAGGAGTTATATAAAATAAATAATTAGTAATACTTTTATTAATTCTTTCAGTATCATAAACATCAAATTTTACATCTGCACATTTATAACTACATATATAACTCATTTTATACCTCCACTTATCTTACTTTGAAGATATGAAGAAATATCTCCTTGTAATTTTATTTCATATGCATATCTATTTATAATAAATTTAATATCTTTAAAAACATTATCAATACTGTTAACATCAACATTAGATGTACATATAAACTTTTTATCATTTGTAAGATTAGAAGAGAAAAATTCTATTAAATTAGTTTTTATATACTCACTTTTTGTACTAATAAAAGTTCTAGTAGTATCACAAGCATCATCAATAATAAATGTATCAAATCTATGAAATTCTTTTAATGCATCTTTATTTTCAAAATCCATAATCATTTGTACTAGATTTTGCATAGATATAAATCTAACCATATGTCCATGTCGCATTAATGCTTTCGCTATTATTATTGCTAATGAAGTATGACATGAATTAGGATCTGTTCCCCATATCCAAAGTAATTTAAAATTATCTTCAAAAAATGCAGGTTCTGCTACTATCTTTTTTATGATAGTTATTCCTTTTTCATTTTCTTTTTCAATAGAAGGACCAAATGGTAATCTCTCATAATCTTCAATAGTGTATTTATGATACTCAATAGGTATTCTTGCATCCACTAATTTTCTTTTAAGAGTGTCTTCAGTAAAAGATTGTTTCTTACAATCACATATCTTCATGTAAGTTTCACCATCTTCTTCATTAATAACTTCTATATAACCTGAACCATTACAATTTTTACATTTTTCCAATATATTAAACCGCCTTAAAATTTTGAGGAATTATTATTTTTCCACTCCATTTTCTTCTAGCACTTAGCTCTTTACAAAATGGACATTCAATTTTTTCAGGAAAATTATCTTTAGAATTTATTTTATTATGTTCTATTACCTGATTACATTTTTCACATACAAAATCTTCTCTATTCATTTAAACCTCCTCGTAAATTTCTAAAAAATATTCCCATGCCATAATATAATACTTTTTATTAAATTTTTCAAATACAATTTCATATAAAAAACCATCATTTACCATTTTTATTAAATCTTCTATTTGAAAAGGAATACTATTTTTATTAGTTGTATACACAATTACTTTATTTGTATTTTTAAAGTGCTTTGTTTCTATTACAGCATAATCTCTTTTTTCGTTTTCAAATCCAAACCTTAATGCAGGTAATTTTTCTAATCTCATTGCTTCTTTTTCTATTTTCTTTAAAATAGAATATTTTATAGAATATTTATTATCCCATGTAAATTTATCTTCAATTTGCCAAAAATCATTACTTAAATCACTTTTACGAAACCACATAGCCCCACTATTAATATGTGCTTTACCACCAATATCATTAGATGCTTTTTGTTCTCTTTTTCTTGATATTTTTTTATTGTCCAAATAATTTACCTTGTTCCAAATCTTTAATTTGTTTTTCTGCTGTTTGTTTTATTTCTACATTAATATCTGTAACAGATTTAACTTCTTTTTTTTGAGAATCTTGTGGGTATCTTCCTGCTTGTATTTCCGCATTCTTTCTTATAATATCTTCAATATCTATTTTTTCTTTTAATCTCTCTTCTGCTAATTTACAATATTCTTCTGATACATCAATTCCTATATATTTTCTGTTCATAAATTTAGAAGCACAGATTGTAGTACCCGAACCATTAAAAGGATCTAAAACAATATCCCCTTCCTGTGTCCATGTTCTTATATGGTCTACTGCTAATCCTATAGGCATAATAGCAGGATGCTGAGATGCTGTATCTCCTTTAGAACTAAACCCTTTTCCAGTATTATATCTCCATATGTTATTACGAGGGGAATATTCAGGAGTAGGTTTCTTATCATATTCAACCAATTCACCTTCTTTATTTCTCATGGTTGTTTTTCCAAATCCTTTCCAACCTTCCCATCTATTCTTTTTATCACATATTAATTTAGCAGTTTTAGGAGCACCTTTAGATAATATAAAAACATATTCTATTGTTTGTGTATATCTATTACCGTTTGCTTTAGCAGGAAATGATGAGCTATTTTTTTCATAATACATAGTATCATGTAATCTAAATCTACATTCTTCAACAAAGAAGATAGCTTGTTTAAATGATGTAAGACTTTCACTACCTTTAACAGTTTCATCATTTACATTCCAAACAACAACTCCACCTTCTTTTAATACTCTATATAGTTCTATAGCTACTTTCTCAAATCTGAAGCTATATCCTTTATATGTACGAGCAGAATCATATGGTGGACTTGTAACAACACAATCAATACAATTATCAGGAAATGTTTTTAAAATTTCTACATTATCTCCACAATAAATTTTATTATCTTTAATCATGTCTTTCCTTTTCGGTTAATATATTTAATATCTCTTCTTTATCCCATAAATAATCATTTGCCCACTTACTGTGAGACATGTCTAAAAAGCAATCACAATTTTCTATGAAATCTTTTATTTTTACTAATGCTAAGAATGACCTTTTATCTCCTGTTTTATTACTTGTATATGAAAATCGAGTACGCAAAGGAAATATTTCATTTAATATCCTTTTAGTTGATATTTGTACAGGTACTATTTTTTTAGCTTGTATCTTAATATTCCACATATGAAAAGTAGAATCACTTATTAATAAAGATGATTTTTGATAAAGATTATTTTTGTAAATATACTCCAGCGTATCTTGAGATAATACTTCAAGATTAGTTTTAAGTTTACCTATCTCAAGAGCAATATTTCCACTTTTTTCATCATAATTATAACTTTCATCTTTTATCTCATAAGAACATCCATCACTGCATTTAATATCAAACTTACCTGTATACTTATCATCTCTTTCTATTACATAAATACCATTTACTCTTAAATATTCTTCTACTACCTCTTCTGAATATTTAGCCCTTAATATATCTGTTCTCATTTCCCCTTTATTTCCTTTAGTTAATTCATTAAACTCAAAAGGAGAGTAGTGTTTTATATAAGGTGTTTTCAATGTATTTTTCTATCCTCATTTAAAAGATTTGGATTGTCTTTCATATATAAAGAAAGAGACAACATAACAGATAATGCATTAGATAATAATTCTTTTCTATCTCCATCATAAAGTGCTTCAAGAAAAACAGAGTCTATAATTGTTTCTATTGTTTCTTTTAAACTCATAATAATTTTTTCATCTTTAACACTTTCATAACTATCTAATAAAAATTTTAATACTATTTCATTATCTGTTTCTACTTTCATGTTATTGTCCTTTAATATTTCTATAAACTTTACCAACAAATTCAGGGTTTTCTCTAAAAAAAGTAATCAGTTTTTCTTTTCCAACAAATTTGTCTGTATCAGTTGGAAAATATGAATTTCCTTCTCTTCTTATAACACCTTTCTCAATACCTAATGTAATTATTTCAGATGTATGGTCTATTTCACCTGTTTTACAGAAATCTCCATCTTTAAAATAATAAACAATTTCAAACATATCACCGGGAGCAGCAAGCTTATTTTTCTCTGCTCTTACTCTGATTTTCTGCCCATAAAAAGATTCTGTAAAAGGAGCATCTGTTCCATCTGCTTTTACATACTTTTCTTTTTTAAGTTCCAGTATAAGTGAGTTAGCATGAGCAACAGCATGTCCTCCAGAAAAAGTATCTTGTTTAGCAATAAATCCACCGATAGAGCTTCTCATTTGGCTATTAATAAAGAATGCAGGTTTATATGCTTCTTGTTCATCTTCCAAATCTTTTGCAGCATATGCACTGAAAATATGACGCATTAATAATCCATTAGCTTTACTTTCTGCACCCATAGTAGCATCTGCAGCATCTCTGTCTTTTACATATCTTGGAACAGACGCTTGAAGACTGTCCCATATGATTCCATCAACTGCTTGATCTTTTATAATAGGACGAACCATTTCAACTCCTTCTTCTGTATCTTCAGGATCTGAAACTAATAACTTATTAACTCTTACTCCGCATTTAACAAGATAATCTGTTGTAGATTCGTGTATGATTTCCTGCTCTTCTATACTTAATCCTTTAATCCATTTTTCAATAGCTTTAGCTTCAGCTACTTCTTCTTCTGAAAGTTTTTGTTTTTGTGCCAATTCATCTAATCTTTGAACATTAGTATCATAGAAATCTTCAAGCACTTTTTCTTCTGTTTTCTTGTCAGTTATACTTTTTACAATAATTACTTTTTGTCCTTCTATAGCTAATGCTTTTTCATAATCCAGCACCCAAAAAATTTTACCTTCAGGATTAGAACATTTACATTCAGGCAAACCTAAAACATATCTAAGAAAAACTGCATGTCTATCATGTTCATTATTATAATCTTCTGGTAATACTCCTAAACAATGTCTGCATATTCTTTGATTATATGCCATTGTTTGATTCAATAATGCATTTTTCCCACTTGAACGATACCCATATAACATGTGAATTCTTTTATATCCCCATCCACCTCCTGATAATTCATCTACAAAAATAGAACCACTAAACATTCTTTTAAGAATAAAAGATTTAGCTTTATCAAGAGTAGTAATCTTTGTTGTTTTAAATTTCTTATTAATATCCAGCACTGATTGAGGCAATGAACCCGGTGGTAATATTTTATTTTCTTTTACTGGTTCTGCATCTGTTGTTATTTCTGAATTGTCTTTTTTACCCATTTTATTTCTCCTTTTATTTTAACCACATTTTCCATAACTGCACTCCGGGTTCTTACACTTAATGCATCCTTCTACAAATATTAAGTCTGAACCACAGACAAGACATTTTTCTTTTAATGAAACATCTTTAGCATATTTATTAATAGCCCTAATAATAGCTTTGTTAAAATCTACTAAAGTTCCTTTTGATTTTTCAAGAACATCCCTAAGAAAGTTAATTCCACCACCATGTCTTAGTCCCCATGACATTAATCTTGTAGTATGCTCTTGTATATCATTAAGAAAAGCTTTAGTAATATCTTTTACTATTATTTCACCATTGTATTCAAATTGATACAATCCTCTTTTTACCTTTGTAACGATTCCTTCTGTAATAGAAGATGGTATATCTATTAAATCTACTTTACCTGCAATAATTTCATAAGGTTCACCTTCTAGTAATCCTACAAATACAATCCATTTCTCACTTTCTTTAGTCTCTTTATTTAAAGTAGAAATTTTATACACATGACAAGGTAACGACCTAGGACGTTTAGGAGCATTTGTTTTTACAATAGCTGGTTTATTATCTACAGTTGAATGAATAAGAATTCCTTCTCTGCATCCATCCCTATAAACAGTAACTCCAATAATACCTTCTTTATGTGCTTGTAAATAAACTTCTGACACTTCTTCTTCTGTTGCTGTGTTTGGTAGGTTAATTGTTTTAGAAACCGACATTGAAGTATTCCTTGCAACAGCTCCTAACATTTTAACATGTTCCATAGGTGCTATATCCCCTGCTACTACAAATACTTTTCTATCTTCTTCAGGTATTAATTCACATGTTTGGCAACTACCTTTATTCTCAGCAACATGTTTAAGTATTTTTATTTTATCATCTTCATTATAGTTTTCATTTAAATATTCTTCAAATACAGGGTCAGAAATAAATACTGTTTCATACTCTCTATTTAATTTTTCTATTTTACGAGAATATGTTAATGCAAATACAGGTTCAATTCCTCCTGATGTATCTGCAATAAATGATAATGTTCCTGTTGGTGCAATAGAAGTAAATGCTGAATCTCTTGTACCATACTTTTTAATTTCTTTCTGTAATTGTTCAATATCTATATTTCTATGATTTGCTTTAGTAAAAAATCTTTTATTAGCTTTCATAAATAGTTCATAATCGAAAGCATCATAATATCCTTTTAATTTTGCCATTTCAACTGATTCTTTCATGCTTCTTAATGTCATATATTTAAAAATTTCATCAGCTAGTTTATATGCTTTTTCTGAATTGTATGGTATTCTTTTTTTATATAACATGTGTGCAAATCCCATTACACCTAAACCAATAGGTCTAACCTTTTTTGTAACCTCTTCTATCTTTTTAATAGGAAATTTATTCATATCTATTACATTATTAAGGAATCTTGTAGCATGAATAATAATTTCTTCAAATTTTTCCCAATTAAATTTATTTCCTTCAACTAAATTAGATAGATTAATACTCCCAAGATTACAAGATGAATATGGAACATTTGTAAATTCTGAACATGGGTTTGCAAGAACTGTTTTACTTACATTAGTTGTTGTGCACTGATTAAAAGCTATATCTTTATTAAAGATACCCGGTTCTGCTGTCATCCATGCATGATGTACTATAAGATTCCACAATTCTCTTGTAGTTATTTTTTTACCTTCATATTCTAAGTCATGCAATGTTCCATCTTTAAATTTTATCTGATGAATTGCATCTGGATTTTTATGCAATTGTTCATAGAAAAAATCTGTCATGCCTGTAGAAAGATTCAACCTATTAATTTTTGTTGTATCTTCTTTAGCTTTAATAAATTCTATAATATCACCATGATCTATATCGAGAAGTCCCATACCAGCTCCACGCCTTACTCCACCTTGCTGTATAGAATCTAATGCTGTATTAAAATTTTGAATAAATGGAATAGGTCCTGAACTCTTTCTACCATTCAATCCTTTAATACCTTCTTTGGAACTTCTTAAAGTAGAAAAATCATAACCAACTCCACCACCATATTTAGTAGTAATAGCACATTCTTTTAATGCATCATAAATTCCTTCTATACTATCTTCTATTCCCATAGGAAAACAGGATGAAAGTGTCCCTAATCTTTTACCTTTTGTATTTGCATTCATTAATGTAGGAGATGATGCAAGAAAATCCATTGCTAACATATAAGGCTTTATTTCTTTATATATGTGACATACTCTGTCAACTAATTCTTCCCATGTAAGTTCTGTTTCGTCTAGGAAATATCTTTCTTTTAATAATTTTATTATACTATCTTTCATGATTTCTCCATTAATCTAGTAAATCTTTAAAATCTACCCATTGTTTTGCTACACACAGCAAGGCTAAATAACCTATCATATCCGCAATGTCATTTTTTCTTAGTTCATCACTATTTTGTATTCTTGATATCTTATCATCAAGTCTTACAAGTATTTGTTCATCTGTTGTTGCTTTTGAAAACATTCTTTTTGGATGCAGTGCTGAATCTCCATATCTTCTATTCTTTTCAAGTAGAAATTCTTTCATTGAATCCATTGTTCTTATAATATCTAATTGTGATTCTGTCAACTCTATTTCTTCTTCATTTTTATCAGATACTCTCGTATTTGAACCACCATCTGTTAACATATTTTCTCCTTTTTTTCTATAATCCCAAATGTTTTTTTTAATTACATGTTCACCCCTTTCCTTACAATAATGTAATGGATCCATAGAAATTTCTTTGCCACAGAATGTACAATAAACATTAATATTTTTTTCCATGTAATTTCTCTCTTGTTTTATTATATGCCATTTTAGCTTCAATATGTTTTTCTATATCAATGCCTAATCCACCACATAAATCTCCAAGTCTTATAAATACATCAGCAATTTCATCCTCAAAAGTATCTTTAATTTTTGCTTCAAATGCTTTATCTTCAAATCCGGGTGTAGTTTTTTCAATATCTTTCCAATCAGCAAATTTATCATGTCTATGTGCCTCTAATGCTTCTCCTAATTCTGAAACAACAAGCATAAGCATTTCACCTACATTTCTTTCTGTATCCCAAAAACCTTTTTCTTTTGCAGTATTGTGGGATTCTTCAATTAATTTCTTTATCTCCATTCCATACTCCTTTTTCATATTTTTCTTCTACTTCATCAAGTAAATCTATTAGTATTTTTAATGTTATAGTGTCATCTACTTTATTCTTATATAAGTCTCTTAATATCTTAGAAAGAATTTGGAATTTATCCACTTACTTCTCCTTATCTTTTAATTTTTGGTTATAACCTTTTACTAAAGAACTTACTCTAACTACAACAGGATTCATAGAAGCAGTTGAATCGAAATTACATTGAATAAATTCAGAGTCGTCACAAAATTCCCTTATAACACCAGAGCCATAATTAAAATCTTTATTATCACTTGGTTTATAAGTGACACGCTGCCCTTTAGAAAAATTTCCTATTCTTTTTCTTTTTAAGAATACATTCTTATCCTTTCTTTCTACGTTTTTTTGATTACCCATTATTTACCTCTTCTTCTTTTATATAATTTTCTTCCATAAATTTTACAACTTCTTCTAATGAAAGAATTTTTCCTTCGGTTTGCCATATTGTAGCTCCATTATAATAACCTAAAAATATTCTCACATATATCCTCCTAAAAAATATCATAACACCAAATAGGTGTTTTCTCTCCCATATAGCTTCCTGCTACATTAAAATCAAAATATTCTAAAGCTTCCTCATAAGACATATTTTTCATTAAAATTGCAACACATTTTGAAACAGAGTAAATTAATTTCATATTTAATTCATCAACACCGATTACAGCATCATCAAAACCATCTGCTTTTAAAAAATCATCTTCAGGGTAATTTTCTAAAATAATTTCTAGCATACTACTCACTTATTGCATCTGCAGGACAAATTGAAGCACAGTTACCACAATCAGTACATAAATCTTGATTAATGACAGCACCTTTATATCCTTTAGAGTTATTATCCGCATCTACACTAATAGCATCCATAGGACATTCTTCTTGACACATCATACAAGCCATACACGAATTTTTATCTACTTTCATATTTCAAATTCCTGTCCAAGTTTTAAAAATCCTGAAAATCCATCTTCTTTTGCTAAAGCATCCCAATCACAGTTTTGTCCAAAAAAGTTTTTATTTTCTAATGCAAAATCCTGATAATGAGATAACCACATTTTATTTCTTACTGCTACAGGAAGTTTTATAGCATTGACTTTTTCCCAACTTGCTAATTGTCCATAACTTGCATGAACTCCAGAACTAAATCTAACTTCTTTAGTAAGAGTATCAACACCAATTAATTCAGTATCTTGAAAAATCATATCTGCATCTTTATAAAAAAGTTCCATTTGCTTTGGAGAGCAGTGCTGACTATCTGCAGTAAAATATAGGGAAGGTTTACCAAATTTTTTCATGAATAAACCAAAGGTTGATGCTATCATACTACCTGTCATTATATGTATTTGTTGAATAAGAGAACATTCCCAACCTTGCCATATGAAAGATTCATTTTCTCCTATAGAAAGAGGTTCAAAAAAAGTTTCTATAGTAGATTGGAATCCTTCCATAGACTCTAATCCCCCCATTAGAGTTTTATACCACAAATTAGAAAGTAATGTCTTATTAGCAATGAGTCTTGGAGCATATCTAGGACTAAATTTATTAGCATCATACTTTTTAGGACGATTAACCCAATCATACCTGCTAAAAGCCATCCACTCTAAACCGCCACAATGATCTGCATGAGCATGAGAGATGTAAATATCATCAATTGTTTTAATATCTATACCATGATAATTAAAAGCAGCAGGTATTTGAAACCCACAATCAAACAACATTCTTCTTCCATCTTCTTCTAAAAGAAAACACTGGTTATACTGTTTTGTACTAAATGCATTACCACAACCTAAAATTTTTAACCTCATACCATATCTCCAAGTTTTTATATTATATTTAATTTTGCAAATTTTCCATGATATTTAATAGCTGCTTCATTGTATGCTTTTGCTGCTTCAATAATATTACTAAATCTACCTATATGAATATATTTTTTATTTACTCCAATAAAAACTAACCACTTATTTCGTGATTTATCCCAATAAACTCCTTTATAACCAGATGTATTATTTTTTTGTTTTCCTCTGTTCCATGCATTTTCAGATTTTGTACATTTTCTTAAATTTTCTTTCCTATTGTCAAATATATTACCATTCTTATGATCAACCATTTTGTCATTCATTATTAATTGATGCAGTACTAATAATTGTTTTTTATTTAAATAAGTATTTGCAATAATTTCCCTAAATCTATCCCATTGCTTACTAAAAGAAATGTACCATCTATAATTTTTTATTTTTTCATAATCCTCTATATCTATAATAATTTCAAAGTTCCCATATTTCTTAGATTCGACAAGAAACTTTAATATTTTGTCATCTTGGTAAGTAATTTTGTTAAATCCTAATTTAGGTTTACTTTTCATATATTTATACTAAATTTAAATTTCTTTTTACTAGAGAACTCTCTATATAAAATGGAAGACAATCTCCTTTTATTAGTATAGGTTGTGATTTATTAACAACTTCTGTAAATTGTAGTGTAATTGTTTCAGATGATATATTACTAATATAATCAATAAACCTTTTAAAATCAACAAGAATTTCTACAGGATTTTCAGAAATTACGATTTCTATTGCCTCTATAATTTCTTCTCCTTCTTTATTAGAGGAATTAGCTGTCAAAGTTATTTCATCTGCAGATATCTTAAATAATCCATGCTGTTTTATAGAATCATCTGAAAACAACTTTATCCTAGAACATGCTTTAATAAATTGTTCTTTATCAACTGTAAATGATAAAGTATATTTATTTACTTTATTTACAATATTTTTATAATTAGGAAATTCTTGAACTAATATAGGAATAATTAATTTATTAAATTTTGATTCTATGATAACATGTGTTCCTGTAGTAAAAATATCTACAGTAGTATCTTTAGATAGTGAGGATATAAGAGAAAAAGATTCTTTAGGTACAAAAAATGTACCTTCACTTTCAGAGATATAATGAACTGCAACTCCAGAAGTATCAGCAGCTACAAAATTACCATCAAAATATATTCCTTTGAATTTGTTTTGTTCACTACCGTTATTAATAACAGGGGATACAAAACTTATAGCAGATGTTATATTTTCAACTGTTTCTGTTAAAACTAATGTCTGCTCTTTTGTTTCAATATCATCTATAAAAAATTTAAAATCCTGCCCAATAAAATATTGGAGTGTATATTTACTTTTACCTAAAGCAATCTTTATAGAAGTTTCCTTAAAATCAAATTTAATTTCTTCTACTTCAGATAAAGAAACAAGTTTATTAATTGTTTCATATTCTACCATGAATGAAGAATCTTCATTCTCTATATCACCGTAAAGGGATGTAATAAAATGTTCTCCATCCATAGCATATAAAGAAAGCTTGTTACTTGTTATAATAAATTGCACATTCTTATAAATTGGTTTAATTGGTTTTTTATTATTAGCCATTACTTTTGAAAGTGAATTAAGACATGCTTGTAGTTTTTTTCTATCAAGATTCATTTTATTTCTCCCATTTATCAAGTATTTGTACATCTGATTTTAATTTAATAGTTATCTTAGGAATATTTTCTGTCATGTTTTTTACTCCCTCTACACTAATAATTTCTACTTCTTTTTCAGGAGACTCAAATAATATTGAGTCATGTACTGTACCGACTATTTTAGTTTCCATCTTATATTTGTCAATCATTTTTTGATTTTTTATTA